CGCTTTTGTTAAAGATTCCCTCTGTGATGCTGATTGCTTCACGAAACTTGACCCCTTCCTTTTGCATAATTATAGCATAACCATCACCTTTTGTTTGGCAAGCAAAGCAACAGAAAACATTCTCGTCAAGATTAACTGTTGCAGAGTTATGTCTATCATCGTGGAACGGACACTTAATAGAGAACCATCCACGACGAGTTGGTATGGTTGCTCCATAATGCTCTAAAATCACTGATATATCAGGCTTTTCAGTCATTTTCTGTAAAAGCCTTTACTTTAATTTGTCCATTTTCAATAAAAACTTTATCAAGAAGTATCGCCTTAGCAAGTATTTCAACCCAACTTGAGTCGTTAGCCGACGCATCCCATAATTCATCTAAGTTCATCCAATAGCCTTCCTAAGTAATCCTACCCACACTGCTACAGGCATTGTAGCATACCATTCAGCAGGGTCTCCCTTGCCTTTGCGTTTATGAATTACTGTCCCTGTCCAAGCCTTTGAGTTCTTTGTTTCAACTTCTAATTCTGTTAACCAACCAGCAAGGTCTAACTTTGCGTGGTTTTTAATTTCAATACAGACACCATTGATGCCTGAGATATCACCCTTGTCCAGAGTGGCTCCCGCAAGCCGTCTTTCTGCATACGGGAACCACTGTTGGAGATATTTAACTACATCTCTCTCTGCTTGAGAGCCCTTGATTTTGGATTTGCTAGACATTAGTACCAGCCGTTAGACTGCCAATGAGACCACGCAATGGTTGGAGTACCATAGCGATGGACGATATACTTGAGTCCTTTAGAAACTTGATATTCAATTGTTGAGTTTTTTGGTGTACCCAATACTTGGGCAATACCATAAGCGCTCGAGTGGGGATTCTTGGCTTTCCAGTTCCAAGCAGATTCTTTACCCCACAACTTGGCAAGCGCACTCCATTCCTGTCGTGCATTCTTACCAAACATTTTATTAACTTTTTGTTTTGCGATTGATTGGGCTAACATTTTAGGACTTGGTAAAACAGTTTCTGTTTTTCCTAATGAAACCATAATTGGTTTCAAATGAGTCGCTTTAATGAGCCACGCACCCACACCGTGGGGCAAGGTTGCCACAAATATTGCAATCGCGGATATTGTTGATACTGTCGATAGTTTCATCTTTACTCCTCAATGGGTGCGGTAGCCTGCGTTCCACAGTCAGCGCACTCCATATCTAGAAAATACATCCCTATAGTGTTGTCTTCTGCGAAGACAACTTTGAGATTCCATACGAAACTCCCACAGATGCACACCGTAGTTGGATTACCACGGATATCCATCGCCTTGTCATAACTCGGTTTGAGTTCTGCAATAGGTTTAGTCATTAAGACCTGTCAGGTATATCAGACACATCCATAATCTCGGGATTAAACTGCAACCAATGAGCCGTATCCCCCGAAGGGTCTGCTTTGCCATATCGGTTCTTTACGGGCGCAACGGCTATATATCCTGGCGCGTTGGAACCTACCGTGCAAATCAGGGCAGGTAATTGCGCTACCATCCCCTGAAGCGCGCTCCGTGGTTGGCACGGATTACCTGAATACGACTCTTTGGTGTGATGCAGTACAAGCACAGCAGAATTGGTATCCCTTGCGAGATACTTCAATTCCTTTATTGTGGAGCGCATACCAGCAAACTCTTCTCCACCATCATTAGAGATATCCATAAGGTTATCTACAACGATGAAAGTAGGGGCGCAACCCCACAACTCTTCAAAAGCAAGAACTTCTTGGTCAACATCAGCAAGCGAAGGCGCTGCTTCAAATGACCAGAAGATATGCCCTGAAGAATCATTTATTATCTTTCTTGATTCGGCAACATCCTTGACGAGCATTTCTTCTGCATCGCTCTGAGTCTTGCCAGTTATCATTGACAGTAAACGCATAGCCATTGTATGGGCGTTTGTGTCGGCGCTTACATACAGTGTTGGGACTTTGGTGCGCAAAGCCATGGCTAGTGCTAATGTCGACTTACCAGCACCAGGAGTGCCAGCAATCATCGACACTTCAGCACGTCTAAGTATAATCTTATGCGCTTCAAAAGTTCGGAACACGGATGGAAGTGGTTCGCCACCTATGTCCGCGCTGCCAACCGCACGGGCAAGGGTTCTCATTAGTTAAAATGTACTCCATTCAACATCATTGCGCTTCAAAAATATTGGTTCGCACTGGTCAGGAGTTCCCTTTGCAGTTGAACACATATATGCTTTCCAAGGACCCTTAGCGCTAGTGCCTTGTCTCTTAACCATAGGACCATGCTTACAAGTACGACCAGTTGGTACGGTGCTAGGTGTTGTTGTCTGTGGAATAACACTCGCTGGCATAACAGCAGTTATGTTATCAACTGCCTGCTTTATCGTAACGGGTGCTCCCTCGATAGAAGTAGCCATTGTAGTAATTACACCCTCGGCTCCATTAACACCAAGCACTTCGACTAAGTTACTCTTAAAATCGACAAATGTATCTGCTCCGATTACAAAGATTCTCCCGTCATTTAGTTTACTGCTGACTTGGAAATTTGCCCCAGCCATTATCTCTCCTTTACTATTTGTTTATCTTTTAAAACTTTTATTGCTTCAAACATATTGCCCATCATATGCACTAGACTTTACTCCATTCATCCATTTGCAATATGATAGCACACCGCACTTTCCACAGTTGTTGAAGTTAGGTAGAAATATCTCAGCTTTACGTGCTTTATCAAATCCCAAGAATATGCTTTCAACCTTATCAGGTTGTAGGTGCTCAAGATTCCAAGTAGCAATATTGCCAGTGCGTGCATCCCAGAAGCCAGCCTTATCAACTGATATACCCTGCTTGTCTAGAGCCCAAGCGTAAACTGCTAGTTGCAAGGGATGCCTCTGAGATGACGCACCAGTCTTGATATCGACGAGTACCCTATTCCCGTCGTAATCAACCAATACACGGTCAATGGCAAGTTTGACCGTAGTATCGCCCAGCGCAATCTCGTATTGTTTCTCAATAAAATCTTCGTATACACTCCAACCTTTGTCAGGATGCATAAAGTCTGCCCAGCGGTCTAACATCCACATGCCTTCGCCATACCACCAAGAGATATCTTCACGACCACGAAACTCCCAAGAGTTCATATCGCCGTAAAGTGCTTCATCTTCTTTAATCTGATTGAACCAGACATCGTTCCATAACTCATCAGTATTATTGGTTTTACCCAAATCTAACTTATCGAAACGTTCAGTAGCTTTATGGACAGCAGACCCACCCGTAAACCATACTGCGTGTTTCTCGGGTACGCCTTGTATTTTTGTTAGGTTGTATTTCCAACCGCATTCTTGCCAAGTATTGAAGGAAGAATATGATATATGTTTAGGTAATTCGCTCATTCCTCAATGATATCACAGTCGCACCACTCTTCGCAGGTTAGACATTCTTCCTCTAACCAGTTCCCTTGAAGTGAATAGGGTTCCCCAAAAATACTTCGAATAAAACGTTGCCATAATTCACGCATTTAATTTCCTAACTGTATGCCTGAACCCCTGATTCTAAGAATATGCCCCCCCTCCCCCCGTAAAAATTACGGTGGGTTGAGGGGGTTGGATTAGGCTATGCCGTCACCCCTTCATCTGAAGTTTCTGCCCCACGGTTTCCCGTGAAACAATAATAACATATAAATATTTTTCCCGCATATAAACAAAATAGACCCCCATCCTATGGGATTACCACAGGTAGGGGGTCAAAGTGCCTAAAAATGCCCTTAGAAGGCTTTTAAAGGGCTATTTAGCGCCTCTGCCAAACTCGCTAGCAGATGGGTCTAACCACTTAAGGACAGGGCCAAGAAAACCAGCCAGTGCTGCAGTCCCTAATACTTTAATGTTAGTTTCACCAGCAAGGTAGAGCGCAATAGCAGCCGATGCTGCAGCGCGGAACCAAGACAGTGATACTTGCTTTAGTGTTTCCATCAGATTGCCTTTCGTTTGATTGATATCTCCAAGGTGTGAACCTTGCAGGGACATAGTACCACTGCAGGGGCAGGTTCAGCAGGCTCGGAGACTTTTTTCTTTGCTTGAGGCTGTAACTTAGCCAGGACTTGATTGACTACCTTAGGCTGGTTTAGCCACCAGAACCAAGGGCTAGTGTCATTAGCCAGATGAGAATTGATAGAGATATGAAGGTGCTTATTATGAGGATTGCTACCCGTGTATTTGCGGTTTCCTTCTTTACGTCTTTCCCGCGACCAGATTTTCCCCTGGAAGATAAGATAATTAACGCGTTCATCCTCTTTAAACTTCTCAAAGATGCTCGCACAATCAACTCCAACTTTAGGGTCGTGGGTTAAGTCTACTGCTAGCCCAGTATTGTGGTCCGAATTCGGGCTGGCTTTCTGATGCGCTAACGAAGGCAACAACCCGTCCGACAGTTTCTTGCGCTTCGGAAACAACGCTGTCGCTTGACGGAGCACAGCAATAGCTGCAGGACTTGCGCTCTTGGCTATCTTCATTCACCATCTTCTTTCCTGGTAATTATCTCATAGTGGAAAGCATTGGAATCCTCAGTGCTCCACTTCTTCTTATCTTCAACATCCCATTTATATTCGTTAATAATCCTATGTATGAGTGGATTGCCATACTTGACAGTATAAGATGGCTCAAATACAAAGATTCTATTGTTAGGCTGGATAG